GCTAAGATGTCTGTGATACAGAATGACGCTGACTGGGAAAGTAAGATGGCAGATGCATCAGGCCAGAGCTGGAAAGATGAGTTCTGGACTATTGTGTTAGCTATCCCTGTGTTCATGGTTGGCTATGCTATTGCAGCTAACGATGTAACAATCATTGCTAGAGTCTCTACAGGCTTTGACGCGCTATCTAAGTTACCTGAGTGGTATCAATATTTATTATTTATAGCTATTAGCTCCAGCTTTGGTATACGCGGAGTTGACAAAATAATGCAGATGAGAAAATAACTATGGCTTTAGACATCAGCAAAATACCACCAATAGGTTCAAAAGGGTTTGACTACTTCAGAGCTAACATCCTGCCTTCAGAAAGGGCAGAGTTAGATGCGTATGTGGCCTCTTTACAGAATCCTGTTACTAAGCAGCCTGTTAAGACTCAGCCTATTATGCGTGAAGAGTTTGTAGACTTTAACGCTGATCCCTTTGCTGATTCTTTTGCTGAAGATGAAGCTGGTTTTAATCGTCCTGTAACTCTTACACCAGTTGAAGATAACTCTACTCCCGCACCTAGATTAGCAGCTCCGTCTCTATCGGATGTTCCTAAGTATGAAACACCTGATGAGTCTTTAAATAACCTAGCATCTTTCGTAGAGCAACAACAAGGCCAAGGCACTGCTTTAAGCGCAGCAGCCGTAGAGTCTGGTGACTATAGTGGTATTAAAGACGAAGACGTTAATAAGCTAAGTCAAGACCCTCGTAATGTTAAAGATTATTATACAAAATCTGTAGATACAAACATTGTTGACTTTGTTGAAGATAATGATGTACCTCTTTATAAAGAAATAGGCGGGCAGAAAGTATATCTTAACACAGGAACTGAAGGATCAGTAGCCTCTATAGCTAAAGAAGGCAGTGATGTTGTTTACCAAGCATACGGCCCAGTAGGTACTTATTCTGTAGTCGCTGTTCCACAAGAGCAGGGTATTGCAGCAGCTTTTAACCCATACGTTAGAGCAGGTCTTGCCCTTCTTACAGGCGGTGTTTCAGAAATAATACTGTCAGTAGCGGCAGGAATGATGGGAGAAACTTTAACTACACAAGATTGGATAAACTTAGCAACAGGTGCGTATCAGCTTTCTCAAATGCCTTCTCCAACTACAGGAACTACCGGAACTACAGCCCCTAGAACCCCGGCACAAATGGCTGCTGATGGCGATGCATTAAGTTCTACAGTTTCCGCCGCAGAAACCGCAGACGCTGTAGTTGATTTTGCAGCCGGTGACGCGGCTATTCAATCAGCTTTTGATTCAGGAGTATTAGACGTTGCTAACCTAGATACTGACTTATATCAACAGATATGGGAAGGTGCTGCGTTGGCCTCTGACCCAATTGTAACAGTGGCAAATGCTTTAGACGTTGCAGCTACTGTAGCAGCTAATCAAGAGGGTAGAGAAATAGCAGATGCTGATGATGATTTAGCAGAAGTCATAGCTGCTATAGAAGCAGGAAGAAACGTTGATACAGTCGTTACTGACGTAGACGGCAACCAAGTTGATATAACAGGTGATCAGCCTGATCAAGCTGATTATGATCAAGATACTGATATTCCTGACTTTACTTCTGAAGAAATTACATTAGAAGACACTGCCGCTGATGCTGCCGCTCGCGCTGCTGCGGACGCCGCTGCGGCAGAAGCAGGTTTTACTCGTGACGTCTACGTTGTAGAACCTGTTGATCGTGTAGATACTACTGGAGACACTGGAGACACTGGAGACACTGGCGACACTGGAGACACTGGCGACACTGGAGACACTGGCGACACTGGCGACACTGACGGTATGTTGACAGGTGGAGGCGACACTGGCGACACTGGCGACACTGGCGACACTGGTGGCGGCGTTGAAGAAGAAGACATACTGCTTAGACAAATTTACGAAGGAGTATTGGCTGGTGACATCTTCATCGATGAATACATTAAAATGGGTGGTCGATTTGTTGGTGAGCTGCTTGCTGGTACTCCATACGACGAAGTTTATGGCCCTGTCATAAAAGATGACACCACAATAGACGATGTTTTAGATGATCAACCACCAGCTACAGAAACTGGGGAAGGAACAACAACAGACTCTACTGATATATACAATTTATTTAAAGATTTTGTGAATCTTGAAGATTTTACCGGAGCTGATGGTAGAGACGGTACTGACGGCATGGATGGTGTTAACGGCTTAGACGGAGCAGCTGGCACAGATGGTTTAGACGGTATAGACGGTATAGACGGTATAGACGGCATAGACGGATTAGATGGTGCAGCTGGAGCAGACGGAATAGATGGTTTAGACGGATTAGACGGTCTTGATGGAGCTACTGGAGCTACAGGCGCTGCTGGCGCTACTGGAGCTACAGGCGCTGCTGGCGCTACTGGAGCTACAGGCGCTGCTGGCGCTACAGGCGCTCAAGGAATACAAGGTGAAATAGGAGCTACTGGAGCTACAGGCGCTGCTGGCGCTACTGGAGCTACAGGCGCTGCTGGCGCTACAGGCGCTCAAGGAATACAAGGTGAAATAGGAGCTACTGGAGCTACAGGCGCTGCTGGCGCTACAGGCGCTCAAGGAATACAAGGTGAAATAGGAGCTACAGGCGCTACAGGCGCTGCTGGCGAAGCTGGTGCTACTGGCGCTACAGGCGCTGCTGGCGAAGCTGGCGCTGCTGGCGAAACAGGTGCACAGGGAGAGCAAGGCATACAAGGCGTAGCTGGAGCTTCTGGGATGATGTCACCTAAGAGAACTACAGAGCTGTTATTCCCTGAGCTATTTAAATCTAAAGTAGCAGTAGGAAGCAGACAAGAAATATCTCCATACGTGCAGTTGGGAAGACAAGAGCCAGCTAATCAAGGAATGTTAACAAATCAACAATTAGAAATTTTAAAGAGGTACTACTCCTGATGACATATTTACAATTAGTAAACAGCGTACTTCGCAGACTTAGAGAGGAAGAAGTAGACTCTGTAGCACAGACTAGCTACTCTAAACTTGTTGGGGAGTTTGTTAACGATGCTAAACGAACTGTTGAGGATGCTTGGGACTGGTCAGCTCTCAGAACTACACTGACTGTTACAACCCAAGAGAGTGTGTTTAACTACAACCTCACAGGCTCACAAGATCGCATTAAAGTTCTTGATGTTGTTAACGACACTTCAGACTGGTTTATGGAGTATCGAGCAGCTCATTGGATGACGATGGCCTACTTGATTGAAACACCGCCCATGGGTGCTCCACAGTTCTACAGCTGGAACGGTATTGACTCTAACGGCGATAGTGCTGTAGATGTCTACCCTGCTCCTGATGGCGTGTACGCGCTTCGCTTTAACGTGGTGTTGCGTACAGCAGACTTGACAGCGGACACAGACAAAATGTTTATACCGTCTTCTCCTGTTATACAACTAGCTACCGCATTAGGCGCGAGAGAGCGTGGCGAAACAGGCGGTACATCAGCAGCAGAGTTGTTTGCATTGGCTGATAGAACTATGTCAGACGCTATAGCACTAGACGCTGCTAAACATCCTGAAGAGACTATTTGGACGACTGTATAATGGCTCAACAATTACAGAACATAACAATCTCAGCACCGGGCTTCTTGGGTATCAACACTCAAGACTCTCCGATTGGTCTGAATCCTGCTTATGCTTCTATTGCTGACAACTGCGTTATTGATCAGCTAGGTCGTGTAGGCGCTCGGAAAGGCTTTGTACCTGTGTCAACTAACGGAGCTGCTGTGCTAGGAACTAGCCCCGGTCTCTGTTGTATCCTTGAGTTTATCAGCAGAGCTAACGTAACTACTGTATTCTCAGCAGGTAACAACAAGATATTCACAGGTACTACAACATTGGTTGAAGTGACGTTGCCTGTTGGATACGTTATTACCGCCAACGAGTGGAAGATTGTCTCTTTTAACAACAATGTCTACTTCTTCCAAGACGATCATGCTCCTCTAGAAAGTACGGCAGGTTCGTCAACGCTTACAGAGTTGCAGTCTTCAGGAACAAACGTGCCTCCAGAAGGTAACGAAGTGTTGGCTGCTTTTGGTCGTTTATGGACTTGTGACCTAACCAATAATAAATACACTGTGTACTGGAGTTCTTTGCTGGCCGGTGACGATTGGCATGGTGGTTCGGCAGGCTCTATAGACTTAACAACTGTGTGGCCCAATGGTTATGATGAAGCAGTTGCACTAGCGGAACATAACAACTTCTTGTTAGTGTTTGGTAAAAAGAATGTTCTTGTGTTTTCAGGTGCTGACAGCCCTTCTGCTAATTTAACTCTTGTTGACACAATTGAAGGCACTGGCTGTATAGCAAGAGATTCTATACAATCTACTGGTACTGACTTGCTTTTTCTTTCTAATCGTGGTATAATGTCTTTAGGACGATTGATTCAGGAAAAGTCGCTGCCTTTAAACGATATTAGCCGAAATGTTAGAAATGATCTGTTGGCATCAGTGGTGGAAGAAGTACAAAGCAATGGTCATAGAAAAGCTATTAAAGCTATTTATAATCCTGTAGAGGCCTTCTACTTAATCACCATGCCAGAGAGTCAGATTGTATACTGTTTTGATGTACAAGCACCGTTAGAGAATGGAGCGTTTCGTGTAACAACTTGGTCGTCTTTAACGCCTGTTGGTTTTAGCATGTTTGCTGATGATGAGTTATACATAGGTCGTCCAGAAGGTATTGTTAAATATAACGGCTACTTAGACAA